CCAAACGCCCTAACTGTGGTGGTTACAAGGTCGGTTGTGAGTTTCATGTCAGACAAGGTTCCGGTGGCCAACATTGCGGTATCGTGCATGGCGGCCATAGACTCACCAGCGTCAAATCCAGCCTGGCCCAATAATGTCATTCCTTCTGCCACTTCAGATGTTGAGAATTTTGTATCCCTCGCAACAGTTTTTATGGTTTCTCCCATGGCCATCACTTCAGCATCGGTTGCCCCAGTAATGGCTTGGAGATTCTTCAACCCCTGATCATAATCAATCATAGCTTGGACGCCCGTTTTAAAAGCGGTTACAACCGCATAAATCGCTGTGGCTGCAATACCGTAGGACGCTGTAACCTTGAACGCCGCTTTGACGCGCTCAAGGCCACCATGAACCCGAGATATTTGTTTAGTAAAGCCAGCGTATTGCTCTGTGGCTTTTTTAGTTGCGGTGGAGGCTTTTACTGTTTGTGTGCCAACCTGCTGAAATCCTGCAGAAGTTGCTTTGAGTTTTCCGGTAAGCGTTTGGTTAACCAATGCCATACGATTTGCAGTATTAACAAAACCTTGGCCATTTTTTCCTGCTGCTGTCATTCTTTGGCCAGTAGCATGAATGGCTTTTTCAACCTTCATTAATGTGGAGTGAGCCGCATCGAATCCAGTTTTTGTTTTAGCTGCCACTGAATTCAATTGACTAAGGGCTTGCTTAAACTTTGAGGATTCCCCAACAGCACCCTTTATGGATGCCACTGTAGACTTAGTTGCTAAAGCATAACCGGACATTCCTGATGTGCCAGTTTTGACCGCATTATTCATCGCACCCATAGAGGTTTGCAACTGTTTTGCCGCAGTCGCAATCATATTTATTTGGGTCTTGACCCTTTTCAAAACCGCCAACAAATCTTTAGCATCTGCCGAAAACAACGTTCCAAGTGTCAATGTTTTATCAGCCATTTATCTTACCCTCGTTTTCCCGCCCATGGGTTTACTCTCCTGAGCCCAAATCCTGTGCCGGTTCATCATTTGCTGCGTTATTCGCTCTTTTTCAGCCTTTGGCATATCCTTGTACGCTTCCGGATCTCCGAACATAAATCCACCCTTTGGCTTTTTAGCTTGTCCTGCCGGGGCAGTTTTCTCTTCAATATTAACTCCATGAATCTGTGCCTCAAACTTCAGCCTATCCCCGAACCTCTTTTCCGAATGCTCGAACAGCACAATCAACTGTCCAAAGGTAACTCCTCCGTCTCTGAAGGATTTTCTGTAGAAGTCGTCAATTCGGTATCCGTATCGCTCGCAAACTGCGGTAACGGCCTCTCCGATGGAAACAGCGTCATCACTTTCTCGAAGAGGCTCTTGAAGTTTTTTACTACAATGCCGTAATTCATCTCATAAACCACTTCGGATATTGCAGCCGCCTGAAGATTGGAAACCTCTTCCAATAATTTGTCATCCTCTCCCGTTACCATAGTTAGGATACGTCCAAGGTTTTCCTTCACTAATTCCACAATAAACGCCACCAGTGCCATATCCCCGCCTTCTTCTTTGGCAAACTGCGCCGCAACTGCCGTGGACATTAAACCAGTCAGCTTTAACTGATCCGACATAGACAAGGGATAAATTTTAATCTTCCGCATTTCACGGATACCGATCTCGATCTCCGTGATTTGCGGATTAATCTTTTTCTGTTCATTCTCCGACATGATAATTCTCCTTATTTTGTGATGAGCACAACGCCCACCACAATTATTTTAAAGGTTTATGCCCAAAGGATATGACCAAGGGCTTTGTCATCCCAAATTGCATCGCCGTCCGTAACGTCACTTGACGCATTCTTGGACTCAAATGTAATCGGAACAGCAGCAGCAGTCTCAGACTGCAAATCCATCTCCACGTTCGCTGACACCTGCGCCCTCGGGAAGATAATGATCATAGTGCTTGACTGGTCAGGATAAGTGTATACCGCTTCCATCCGCACGTAATCGGGAGCAGATCGGCTACCTAACGGAACCTCACCAGAATGGACATCATATCCACCTCCACTGATGTCATCACCATGAGCCAGAGCCATGTGCTCCGGAGTGATCTCCTTAAACGCACACTCCAGCATAGCTCCTTCCCTGATAGGCGTGGTATAATCCTCAATTAGAGGAAAGCCTGATTCCAGTTTGTACCAATCGGTATTCCCGGTGAACTTAGTATTCGCCAAGGCTCCAATCGAATCACTGGAAGACAGTTCAGCTCCAGGTTTGGTAATATTGTCAGACGAACTACCAACTCGTATTTGCGCCAATCCAAGCGCAATAGTTGTCGTATCTGTCACTACGGGACCTGATCTTGCCATAGTAAAACTCCTTTCTGTGAACCAATATTCACAACATTACATTTATAAGTCGGAGTTTTCGGATAGACCGATTGAGGTAAGATTCAGAGTAGAACTGATTGAAGGGCTTTAAGCAGCGTCTCTATTTTCCTTGAAAGGAAGATAGTTTAAAGTGTTGACATGCCCGCAAGTACGCCGCAGACATTTTATTTGAAGGTTCCCATGAATAAGAATGTCAACCGGAGGCTTCCCGGGATCTTCAGGATTGCGCCCAAAACAGAATCGCCATAATCCGTTCGGCAACCGCTCGATTAAACGCTTTCCACATTTCTCGCAAGTAACGAAAATCTTCTTATCCATATTAAACCTTTGATGAAAACCTGAGTCTCGCTGTTAAGATTTTGTATTTTGTGCCATCATCTGCCTCAAATTGCTGGCTTTCAATAACGTCCTGGACAATAAAATACCCTATCCCCGTCCAATTACCATCGGCTCGGCTACGGTAAAAAGTAATCCGGGCCATACCATCAGTCTGAGTATTGTCAGTTAAATATTTATAAACTTTGTCCCGAAGCTGGGCCAACTTAAACCCTTCACCGTCTGCCCGGGTACAGCAATAGATGTTGAGCATATGAGACGACAACTCACTGAGTTCCATCCCGCCGAAGTTAATGGACACCCATCGATCCACTGATTTTGAACGGACATCCGGAGTACTGAGATATCGGTCGAATGTGACTTGAACGCCTTCGGCAGTATAGAGTGAATCGATAAAGAACTTTTTTATCGAATCTCGTATGTTACTTTCCTTCGCAGTATTATCTAAAGCCATCTATCTTTAACCTCTGTTGATACGCTGGTGCAGGCTGTTTTGTCTACCCTGCTCACATTAACACCTAAAACCGAAACACCCGTCTCCGATTCAAAATGGATAATCGCCCGATAAATCACATCGTCCAAGGCTTCTTTACGCTGCATTACGCTTAGGTGGTCCAATCTCTTCCTCGACCTCAGATAGAAACTTAAAAAACAGTTTCAAAAACCCGGCGGCCTCTATCATGTCCGGCTCTTTCTTTCCGTCATAATCGATCTTAACTCTATCTAATGCTTTCAATAGCATTTTGATTTCCCTAATACTTAGATCAATAGTAACATGGATGTCTTTGGGTTCTATGTTAAGAACTTGCATTATTTAACTCTTGGTGTTTCTTTTCAACTTCCCACCACTGATGTTTTCCACATCTACAAAACGAAAGAGGGTCTGGCCTTGTTGCTTTTGAAGCACCACTCCATAGCCAAGTGTGATTACCGTTTGCACACCGATATTTAGGAAGATGCTGGATCAACCAAGTTACCCATGAATGTATTCTAATTATAAATTTCATTTTATGCCCACGCCTTTCTTAGATTATTTAACGCTTCCTGCCCACGCTTCGACCAGCCTGCCCCAGCATACTCGCTTGCGGTCGGTCCAAACACCGGCCTTCTTTTCTCTTCAATAGATCCGTACATAGCTATTGATTTTGAACCACCGCTCGGCCCTTTTGAACCCTTTCCAAACCATGACTTACCTCCTGAGTCCATTGCCCCTATCGGGACCCCACCAATCCAGCTCTTTCCATCAGGCGCCCTAAACGCAGACAGACTGCCTACCAGGTCCCCCCTTAATCGCCACGGAGACGGATAGCCTTGCCAGCCATATTCATACTTCCAGCTTCTATATCGTATTGAGTATGCAGGTCGTGGAAAGTACCTTTTTTTAATATTATTCACAAGTAGCTGAAAATAATCCACCGCGCACCGCCGTTGCATTTCATCCTGGCCAAACAGCTTTACACTCTGCTGAAGTTTCGTAAGCGCCCTCATGTATCGCTGGAAATCCGCTTCTTTAAATTTGATTGTTATCATTTTCGATCCCAATAAAATCGTCCAAGGGGCATATCTTTCCATGTTTCGTGTTTCACGGGAATAGATGTAAAGACAAACATATCCTTCTTTCTTGTCATTCGGGCTTTTGGGAAGATTATCGCCATAAAATTGTGGCCATCTGGATACATAACAACAACTTCTACACGCCCGACACTCCCAAATATATTCGGCTCCTTTTTAAAGAAACACTCGGCTACTATTTCAGAAGACATAGAAACTTGAAAATCGTTAGCTGTTGGGAAACCATTCATTGGTTTATTGAAATCAGTAAAGGTCCGAATTTTTATCGTTGCCAATCCAGTTTTCTTTAAACAAATATCTTTTTCATGAAGATTTGCAATGGCACTGCCAATACAAACATTGCCTAAACCCAACGAAAATACATTTTCACCCTCTTTGATATCATCAGGAATAAACCCAGCGAATGCCTTAAAAGGATTAACAACTGCCAAGGCTGCTGTGCCGCCAGCTACTTTCAAGAAACCTCTTCGGCTTACCATCTTTCCCTCCTAATTATTGTTATCATAAACCCACCCGTTCAATACGGTTTCAAACATTAAATCGGCCCTGACAGGAATAAGCGAATCTTCCTCCAATTGAACAGCGCGTCGAAATAACCTGGGCGCTTTAAAGAATTTATCCTTTGACTGTTTTCCCAATACCAACACATCCACCTCACTTTGCTCAATAAATACCTTCAGCCCTTCTTTAAGCGGCTCATCAATATATTCATCATCGTAGATCACAGCATACCATTCGTTCTTCTTAGCTTTATCGTTAATGCTCTGAATGTTTGGCACGAAATGAATTTCATCAGCTAATCCCTCAAATGATTTTACCACCAATGCTGAATCCAATTTATCTGCCCTACTTTGAACAACAAATAGTGTCAACATATATGCCTCGGATCGGGCGGCATAAAGGTGGTTGGTTTAATTTCCCATTCAACTCTTGTTACCTTTTCCATTGTCCGCCCGCAATTCTCACACCAATAATCATCAAGTTTGTCATCTTCGATTTCATTTTTATAATGACATTTTGGACAAACCCAGATCATCATCTCAAAAGTTCTCTCGGTTTATATTCAAGTTCAAGCATGTCTCGCCACGCAACAATTTCCTCAGCATTAAGTTCCTCTGTCTCGATATTTGCTTCGTATTGACCTGGCGTACCCTTATACCAACCTGGCTGGCCATTATAGTTGAATTTAATTCCCCACTTGGCAGGATCAGCGAAGATCCTTGAACCAGGCATTGGTTGAAAAATCGAAATGTCGATATCATCCGGACGTACTTCTTCAATCCAATCGGCAGTTTCAACCACTGTTTCATTTGTTTCCCCGGGGAGCCCGACAATTAAAAACGCTTTCGCACGAATGCCATGATTGTGAAGTCTCTCAACGGCCCGGGTATTCATTTTGCGGGTAGTCCCCTTCATGTTTCTTTCAAGCACATCATTAGATCCACTTTCAATGCCTATACCAACTTCCACAACCCCGAGCTTACTGAGTAATTCACATACTTTATCGTCAAGCAGGTTGCTCCTGGCAAAACACCTGAAAAGATATTTCCCGCCAATTTGATCAACTATTCTACCAAGCCGCTTTTTGCTGGCAATAAACACATCGTCAAATATCATAAAGGCTTTGTATCCGTATTTGTCGTGAACGTGCTCAATCTCTGCAATGGTTCGCTCAGTAGACTGAATCTGAAAGTCATCATTTATCTTGGCACAGAAAGCACAATGGAATGGACATCCCCGGGTGGTCATAATAGGTGTAGCCGGAATACCCTCAATCTCATAATGATAATCGCGTATTGGTA